CTGCACGCCGCTCTTCCGATCTACTAAAAACGAATCGCACAAACCTTTTTTATATCCCCCTGCCTCTCGAAAGTGGTACTCAATCAGTGACCTCAACTGTTTTTGTGTTGCTCTCATACTTGCTTTGCTCTGCTTATACAGAGCAGTGATTGTGTTGTGTGTCTTATGGTTGAGAGGTATGAGGTTGAACGGATTCAATCGCTGTTCCCAGTCGTCCTCAAGTTCAATGATATGGTGAACCGGATTGCATGTGAGTAACTCATGCTCGACATATAATGCGTATATATCTATGTTGTCATAAACCTCAATGATACGTTCCCGCATTGCCCGCCATTCCTTTGATACATAGAACTCTGCTGCTCTCTCGTCTCGCCGTGTATTGTTGTATATCATGTGTCTCGACTGCTGCCGTTGCTCACACTCCTCGCACATCTTCATTGACTGTGGAATCAACTTGCCACACCTGCATGATTTCAATAGCATCTGTGTTCTCCTCTCTTGCTGTGTTCTCCTGCTGTGTTATCCACAAGAGGCGGGCAGTTATGCACATGACTGTGTATATCCCACCCGCATATAACAGGAGGGCAAACAGGCAAAAAAAAAGCGACTGCACATCTGCAATCGCTCGTCTCAACTGTTCACGCTAACATATTATCACGTTTATTTTGTCTTTTGTTCACCCACTTTTTACCCCTGTTTTCACCCTCATTTCACCCTGTTTTCACTCCGTTTTTATCATTTTCAATCGCTTTTGCACCGAATAACTTGATTGACAACCGCTGAATCATCACCCTGCACCACTTTTTCGGTGAGTTGCGTCCGCATCCTGTCTCCCTCACTATATCCTCGTATGACATGCCCTTTATATAGACCGCCTCAAGAGTGTCGTATTTGTACCCCTCACCTGCTGCCTCTGCATCTTCCTTGAGCGATGCAAGAGCCTTTTTCAAGTGTTCAAACAGAATGACCGTCTCTGCACGGCACTCTCTGACCGATTGCAAGAACGCCTTTTCTGCTGATATGTTGTATTTGCCTATATCCGGCACTTGAGAGGTCTCTGATACTGCCTCGTTGATGTATCGTTCCATTTCACGATAATTTTCAAGATATAGCAAGGTTTTTTCAATGACCGTCTGCTCCTTTTCCTCTTTCATGCTTTTTCCTCGCTTTCTGCTTTCTTCTCATAGGCAGACCGTGCATTTTACGCCAGTTATTCGTGTTTTTGCGGTTTTCCGCATCTCTTGAACTGCTCATTTTCAAAATTGCCGTTTTTGCCTGTTGCAAAGTCGTTCCCATTTGCAAAACTGCCTCAACGAACGCCTCTGCTGTTGTTTCAATCTTCATTTCTGGTTCTTTCTGTTTTTCCGGTTTCGTGACATCCGGATTTACGGTCGCTTTGTCTGCTGCCGTCTCAATAATGCCCGAAATCTCTTTTTCCGTTTTTCCCATCGCCCGAAATCGGTCAATTATACCTTTTAAGATTCCCATATTATCACAACCCTCCTTTTCGCTTACATAAAAGGCAATTCGCCGTCGATACCGTCCGGAATGTTCATGAATCCGTCTCCTGCGTCTGAATATCCGGCATTTTCTGCCTGTTCTCCTGCTGCCCTCTTGCTTTCTGCAAATTCCTGTTCCTCAATCACAACATCGGTCGTATATATCTTTTGACCGTCTCTGTTGGTGTATGAACCCGTCTGAATCCTGCCCGTAATAGCGATTTTTGTTCCCTGTTTGAAATACTTCTCTGCAAATTCGCCGTTTTTGCCAAATGCAACGCAGGAAATGAAATCCGCTGACTGTTGCCCGTCTCTTGCACCTCTGCGGTCGACTGCCAGTGTGTAACGTGCCACGCACATGGATTCTTGTGAACTGTTCTGCTGTGTATATCTGACATTCGGGTCTCTTGTAAGTCGACCCATCAATATGACTTTATTCATTCGCCGTTTCCTCCCGTTCTCTCTGCATCACATATTCATTTTGCATTTTCTGCAATCTGACAAGTCCTTTTTTGAACTCAAGGTCATCGCCATTCATGCAGACATCGAATATTTTCTCATAATCAACAATATGGGTCTTGATGAACTCTGCCTCTGCTGCCGTCCTGCTCTCATTGATAAACATTCCCTTGACTGCCTCTTTTATCATTTCGCAATGGGTCTTTTCCTCCTCCGTCTGCGGAGGTGTGCTTGCAACCAAACGGTCATAGGCGTTGTCAATCGCTCCTGCAATCAATTCTCTCCAACCTTTGCCCTTTTCCCCGATTAACTGGTTTTCAATGTCCTCGAATCGGTTTCCGTGTCCTGCTGCCACGATGCGGATGTCCTTTTTGCCCTTTGCTGCAATCAGAATCAAATCGTCATCGTATGCCTCCATGTAATAATCAAATTTCGCATCGAAATTCTCTCTCGGATTGATGATGATTTCCGGCTGACTGCTGCCCTCCGTCTTGATACTCACTCCGATGTATTTCGCATCCTTGATTTTCGCATTGATAAATTCTGCCTTTAATGTGCTTTTGTTCATGCTGCTCCTCCATTCACTAATCTGTTGAGTAACTGTTCATACATGGTCTTGTATGTGTCTCTTTCTGTCTGTAATCTGATTGTCTCCTCTGATGATGCCGTGATTTCCGGCTTTTCCTTTTCTTTCAACGCCTCCTGCATCGCTTGAATCTTCTTGCGATAAAGGTCAATTTCCTCCTGCTGTTCTTTGATTGTCTCGTTGTATTTCTTCGAGGTTTTCATGTTGCCGTCAAGCTGCAAGGAAATCATGAGAGCGATGTCGATGTTCTCCATCTCTTTGTCTGAACACTCTCCGATATACGTTCCGATGCGTTCTGTCGATACCGAATAGACCTGCTCACATAAAACGGTGCTTGGTCTGCCTGTCGACCTCACTGTCACATGTGTCGGGAGGTCTGTTTTCGGCTGCGTGGTCATATATACAACCTCAACGACATTGCTGTTCTCATTATTCTTGTCATTGCTTACAACGACCGCCGGACGGTCGGAGTGCTGTTCGCTCCCGTTATACGACACCCCCCCTCTGCTGATATAGAACATTTCGCCTCTCTTGATGTTATTCATCACAATTCCTCCTTTTTTATCACTCTATACAGTCTTTTCGCCTTGATATATTCCTTGTATTCTTCATCGGTCATCATCACAATATTTGTTTTGTCCTTTATATCTTCCGCAAACTGTTCTTTGCTTTTTCCGTACACATCCGCACCAAAAATCCGCAGATGTTCAACTAAAGTCTTTCCTCTGATGATTCCCTCTCTGATAATTTTTCCGTCCTCCGTTTCTGTGTCCTCAAATCTTTTCAATGTGTAATTCAGTGAGAACTCCATTGCTGCCAAAATCGGGTCTTTTATCTCTGTCATTCTACGCCTCACCGTCTTTCATGAGTTTGGTTGCCATGATGCAATATCCGTCCTCAATTCCGGTGTAGTCCTCAAGAATATACGTCACAAGCACCTTGACCATGCGTCCGGTGTTCTTCCCGTCTGCAAATTCCATCATTTCGAGGATGTCGCCTTTTTTGTATCCTCTGTCATTCTTTCGGAGTTCAAATGTCTTGATTCCGTTTGCCACATCATCGAAATAAGACTTTGCAAGGCGTATCTGATGCACTTTCTGTCCGGTCTCCTGTGTGTCTGATGGGAGGTTCTGCATCTTCTCCTCCTGTTCCATCTCACGGAGTTTTTTCTTTGTCTCACGGTCGATTGCATCCTGTTCCTCTGAATACCTCTGTTCGTCGGTCTTGTATGCCTCTGCACGGTTCTTGTACTGGTCGCATGAGGTACATGTTCCGGTCTTAACATTGCAAGTCTCATATTCGGTGCAGGAATAACAGAGAGATGTGATTCCCTCCGGATGAGGTGTCTCATAATCGTCGCCCGCTCTTGTCTCCGGAGGATTCATGCCGTTTTCTTCCGTGTCGGATTCTGACACCTGCTGCCCTGCTGCTTTCGCCTCTTTCATGTCTTTCACTTCTTTGTGTGTCAGTTCTCCGGTCTCTGAAAATTTCCCCAGTGTCTCACGCTGTTCATCCTCCGTCATTCCGCTCAATTCATAAGCTGCGGAGAATGTGAGGCGTTCTTTCTTGAGTTCCTCTTTCCATTCCGGAATCAGATTGTTATTGATTGCCTCAATCTGTGCAATCTTTGTTTTGCTCACATGCAGCATTGAGGAAATCACATCCCTCAATCGTCCGGATTGCAGGTCATATCCCTTGATTTTCTTTCCTGCTGCTTTCATACGCTCAAGAGATGCCTTGAGGCGTGTTTCCTCCTCAATCATGTCGGAAATGGTCTTTGAGCGGTATGAGTTGGCGATGATGATTTCAACCTGCTCCTCGTCATCGTCCTGCGGTGTGGTCAATTTACTGGTTGCAAGTTCAAAATCTTTATATCCCTTTGATACGAGGTACTTGAGAGCCTCCCACCGTCTTTCACCTGCGACGATTCTGTATTCGCCTTTTTCGCACGGTGCATATACAAGTTCGAGGTTCTGTTTCAAACCGGACAGGAGGATGTCTCCTGCCAGTTCTTCGATGTCTGCAACACTATAAAAATTCATGTCGTTGCGGTACATCTTGAAAATCGAAATGTCCTTTGTGCGGAATCTCGCTCTCGGAGATTCGTCAATCCCTGCTTTGCTGTTCTTGTTGAGTGCGTCTTTCACGCTGAATCCTGCTGCCATCTGTTCACCCTCCTGTCATTACTCTGTGAGTTTCTGTTTTTTTGTCTCGGTACGTTCGACGTTGATTTCGCCCTTGCTGTTCTGCGAAATAGGGGCTTTCACGCCTCCACGGAGGTTCAACGTGACCTTTGCCAGTCCTCCGGTGTAAATTTCCTCAACTGCTGCCTTGAGAATCTTCACAATTCCCTCTCCGCATCTTTTGTCCGGTGTTGCTGCCTCCCCGAACAGTGCAGCAACGTTCTGCATTGCCTTTTCTTTCCTCTGTTTCTCTTTCTGATACTCGACCGCATCTGTGCAGTTACATGTCATTGTTGCCTGTTCCTCTGCCTGTGCTGCTGTCAGTTCCTTGTCGGTCTCAATCTGTACCATCTGACCGCAAAACCTGCACTGTGCTGTTTTGATAATGTCTCCCATGCTTTACGCCTCCGTTTCTTAATATCTCTCTCCGAATACTGCAACACATTCCGCAAACACTTCTTTGTTCGGAATGTAGCAAATCGAAAAATTGTTATAGTCTGTATGTTTTGTTAAGAAATATTCCTCACATGCTTGTGTCTCTGTTAAGCCGTCGAGTTGTAACGCCCATAATATCTCACGTTCCTCCTCGCATAACGCCCGACCTTTTTCTATTAGTTCCGTGTTCATTCCTGTGCCTGTTGCTGCCATATTTTCATGTAATTCCCACCCCTCCTCACGGTACACTTTCAGTCTTTCATCGTCGATGACCGTGAACTCATGGTTGAGCAATGTCACATCTTCCGTTGTGTGAATCACGCAAATCTGTCTGTCAAATCTGTCCTGCTTTGGTACGCCCCAGTATATCCCGAATAAATGAGGCTTGCATCTTTCATCAACCGGAATTTGTCTTGTTACAAGTACCCATGCACCGGAGTTCACTTCACATTCTTCAAAGTGTTCCATGTTCGGGTCATAAATTCCGCTTTTTTCATAATGATTTCGGCTTTTTTCATGGTCTGTCATGCCCTACCCCTCCATTTCCTTGAGTAACTCATGAACAATGCATCTGTAATCCTGTGACACGATTCCTCTCTTTGAAAATTTCGGGAGCGGAATCATCGCCGTTGTTGATTTCTCTGCAACGATTGAACGGCGAATCGGTGTGACGAACATGTCAAATCCGGATTCTGTTTTCAACCATTCCTCCACCTCAAGAGAGGTCTTGTTTTTCTGTCGCATTGTCATGAGTGCCTTGATTCTCAAGTCCGGATTGATGTCTCTCAAGTCCTCAATCTGTTCCTCAAGGTTCTGCAATGCCTCGATTTCATATCCCCCGACCTTTACCGGAGCAATAATGAGTTCTGCTGCAATCAGAATGTTAATGACTACCATGTCAAGCAATCGCCCGCAGTCACAAACACAATAATCATATGCACCGGTGACCTCCTCCAACGCCTCACGCAATCGTGTGACTTGATTGTCCTCTGATTTGAGCAGCAAATTCATGTCCGTTTTCATGAGATAGCCGTTCGCCGGAATGATGTCAACGTGTGAGTATTCCGTCGGGCGAATCAAATCACCCGTTTTGTATGTACCGCCGACACATTCATGTTTCTCAAGCAGCTCACTCATTCCGATTCCGTCCGGTTCAAATACCCCGAACGTCTTTGATGTATCGCCTTGCGGGTCTCCGTCTAACACAAGCACTCTCTTTCCCTGCTCCTCGCCCAACATATAGGCGATTGAATCGGATGTCGTCGTTTTTCCGATTCCTCCCTTTGGTGACATTACTGCAATAATTCTCATGTTGTTTCCTCCTGTTATCCTGTTATATTTTTTAGTCCATAAATTCGGACGCTATATCGACCGCAACTGCTGCCACGAATAAAATCACCGCAAGAAATACCATCGCAAGCATGACAACCGCTGCAATACCTAACGCAATCAATACTTTCATCGCTTTTCTCCTCAATTCTTGATTTTCCCGTCCTTGATGATGCTGTTGTTCGGGATGCTCATGTTCAGATTTCTCTCCATATGTACCGCATCCGACAAATTCAGATATTCCTCAATGACCTTGATTGCCTCCTCTGCTGAATAGCAGGTTGCAACAAAATGTCCGGCTGCTGCCATATCCGCAAGGAACTCTTTTTGCGTGTCCTGCTGTCTGTTGTTCCCGAATTTCATTTCAACGAATAACCCGCAGTATGAGCCTTTCGGATATGGGAGGCACAAATCAGAAACACCCGCTTTGACACCCATCTGTTTGAATTTGACTGCCTCCTGCTTGTTTCGACTTCCTCCGTTTGGTACATGGAACAACCACTTTAATTCCGGATAACGGCTCATGTTCCATCCCGCCCATGACACGACGTTGATTTGCTCCGTATCCTCACTTCTCTTTGCATATCTCATGTTCATTCGCTTTCGCCTCCTCTTTGCACATGTCATAATATTCGCAGAACAGACATACATGTTTGCAGTCCTTGACCTTGAGCATGTGTCTGATTCTTTCAATGATTTCTCCCGCCCTCACCTGTCCTGCTCCTCCATTTCTAAAATCATATAGGCATGAATAAAAATGGTTTTCTTTTTCCTGCCGAACTCGTCACGCCCTCCGGACTGCTCCTGCATCCCTGCGATGCTTTTCTTTGCCTCCCACCATCGGCGGGTCTTTCCCTCTCTCGGAATCGGCTTGAAATACACCTTGACCGTGCTTTTCGTGATTGCAAACTGTTCTTTGCTGATTTGCAGGATGTCATCGAATCCCGCTGCCTTGACTGCTGCCTCGGCTTTTCTGAAATACCTGTCTTTTGATTCCGGTCGCCAGCCAAAACTCATTTCCCGACCACCTCCTCAATCTCTTTCATTCTCTGCATGATTGCACTGTTGTATGAATAGACATACACGCCATTGCTCCACAAATGTTCCCTCGCACCCTTTTCACCGTAGTTGTACGCTGCAAGTGCATCCTGCACCGTGCCGTATTTCTTGAGCAGGTACGACAGGAAATCAATCCCGACCCTCACATTTTGATATGGGTTCATGAGGTCGGTGCAGTTCAACCGTTTCATCCGGTCAGTGTGCCATTTCTCATATATCTGCATATATCCCTTTGACTGCCCGCCGTCTCCGACCTTGTCAAATTCATATCCGGATTCATGCTCGATGATTGCCAGTACAAGGGCATAGGGAACGTCATTTTGCTTGCATAGACATCTTGTGTATATCTGCATTTTCTCCGGAAAATAGCCTTTATCCGCATACTGTTCCGGTAACTTATAAAGCACGAATCCCTCAAGGTCATCGCTCCCCCAGTCCTCGGACATACCATCGAAAACCTTGTATTTGCTTTCGGTCTCCTCTGCTGTCTGCACGATTGTTTCCGGATTCTGTACCACTTCCGCATGTGTCGTCTCCGGCTGCTCCTCCTCGGTCTGCTCCGGCTCTTTGATATTCACTATCATCAAGCATAACACCGTCATCAATACCGCAATCATTGTCAAATGGAACGCATCACGTCGTCCTGCATGTCTTGCCCGTCTTTTCCGTCTTTTCACTTTGTAGCCTCCTTTTCCTCATTCGTGCATGTATGTAAAACATGCAGTTAAAATCGTTATAGTACACATTTGCGTTCGTGAAATCCATGTCCGGATACCACTTTTTTAATATCTCCGGTATTGAATCCCTATCTTTGACCATACCGTCAACAAATGACCCTATTTTTTTATAGCTGCCTCCTGCTGCCGGACGTTTGGAGTGTACGACCTTGATTCGTGGGTCTCTCAATCCCTGCGAACTGTTCCATCTCTTTTCCGACGGAACACGGTTCTTTTCTTCAACGATGTAATTCGCCATACCGGACAAACCGTTTTCGTCTGTCTGCAACCTGCGAACCTCATTCCTGCTTGACTGTTTCCAACAGGATTCAACCGTCTCCATGTCTAAAGCACCATCCATGACGATGTGATGATGCCATCTGATTTCCGCATCCGGATTGTATGCGGTCACATAGACATATTTTGCGTTCGGGAGACCTCTCTTTTTCCTCTGATAGTTGATGCGTCGGATGTACTTTTGCACATTCTTGATTGCTGCATCAACATCCCCATCCGGCGGGAGGTGTGCGTCATCATAGGTCAATGTCATCCAAATATCACGGTCGCTGAAATTCTCGTTGATTAACCTCTCAACGTATTTCCTTGCGTTCTTGTCATTCAGATTCTTTTGAGCCTTGTTGTTGTCTTTCTTGATTGTCCTCCCCTCCGGAGGTACTTCATCCATACTCCGGAACTGCGGATATATCTCAATTTCAAACTGGTCTCCTGCTGTTATCTCTTTGAGTGCATATATCACTTTCTTTCGATGTTGGAACAGGTTCTCAATGAACCATTCGTGCATGTCCTCCATCGCTTTGTTATATGCTGCCTCATAATCATACGGGATAAACTGCATCCCTCTTTTTCTTGCCATCTGACACAATCCTCCTGTTATGTTTTCGTAGACTTGTTAGTATCTATTACAAGGACGACAAAACCTCCGAAAACCCTTTGTTTTCCCGACCTTTCCGGTCGTTTTTGAGTTGCTTTTTCGTGTCAGATTTGATATAATATTCTTAGTTTGAAACATATCAATCGACACCGATTGACACACGGATGACCGTTCGCAGCGGTCATCCGTTTTTTTGTCTTTATGCTGCTTTTTCTTTCTTTGAGACGCTCACGGTGATTTTCACCTGCTCACGTTCAGAAATGATTCTCGCTAATGTCTCATAAAATTTCTTGATGTTCTGTTCACTCACCTGCTGCACCTCCAATCTATTAAAAAGGCTCTTGCCTGTTGTTTTCGTGTTCGGTTAGGCGGTCGTTGCAACCGCCTCTTTCTGTTCCCATCTGCGACGCTCCTCGACTTTTCCTGCTGCCTTGCCCTCTGCGTATGCAGACATGACCATGATTGCCATTGATTTTCCCTCAAGGTCGGAAATATTCATGAATCTTTCTGCCATGTTCTCGATTGCCGTCTTTTTCTCGTTTCTCGTCATGATTCAACACCTCCTCTGTTGATAGTGTTTTATGTGATTTCCTGCACTGGTGGTTCTCTCGGTCTCTGCATCCCGTCCACCTGCTTTCCGGCTATGTCTACCGTGTTATGACTTTTCACCTTAAAAAATCATTGAAAACCTGTTGACCAACCGTGAACCTTTTAGCAAGTCCACCCGCTGCCATGTTTCCCACGGTATCGCTGACGCTGTCTCTCGGCTTGCCATCGTCAGAGCGTCGGTCGCCATCCGGACGCTGACGGGGCGACTGTTGCCCCGTTTCGGCTTTAATAAAATGAATCTCTCTGCATTTCGTCGTCGACTTCTTTCGGTATCGGAATAGGTTCAAAATCATCGTTTTTTCCATCCCAATAATCAAATAATTCTTTTATGTACTGGTTCAATGTCTCTGCATTGCTCATTCCTGTTCCTCCTGTTCTTCCTTGCCCTGCTGCATCTCCTGCCATATAATAAATGTGCGACCATTCTCAAACGACAGGAGGTGACAACGTCATGAATTTTGAACTTTTCAAGTCTCAACTCATTCGTTCTTTGCAGGATGCAGGTCATTCCGATGCAGAGATTGAGGAATTTCGGAAAATCCTCAATTCTCCGACCGGAGAGTTGATTGTCCGTGCTGCTTTAATGGCTGCAAAGAAATCTTGAATCGTGCAGAGGAGTTCATTGCTCCTCTGCCTTTTCTTTTTTAACCTTTGCGGTGGCTTTTGCTTGTGCTAACATTCCCCGCAATTTCAACGCCTCGTCCTCAAATCTGTCTGCTGCCTCTTTGACTGCGTCTATTTGTTTGATTATTCCTGTCTCGTCGATTGTTACCTCTGCGAAAATATTCACTCGTCTCACCTCCTGTGTTCTTTGTAAGAACAGTATAATTCTTTGAAAGAACATTGTCAACACTTTTTTGTTCTTTGAAAGAACTTTTTTATTGATTTTTGTCTCTTTCGGTGTTATGCTTTAGAAAATAGAGGAGGTGATTTCACATGACACAAGGCGAACGAATCAGAGAAGTGCGAAAAACACTCGGTCTCACCCTTGAAAAATTCGGTGAGAAAATAGGAATGAAAAAGAACTCTGTCAGTCAAATTGAAAACGGAAAAAACTCCGTTACTGAACAGGTTGTCAAATCAATCTGCCGTGAGTTCAGCGTTGATTATATGTGGTTGACCACTGGTGAGGGAGAAATGTTCATTGACACGGACGATGATTTCATCGAACGCATTGACCGCATCATGGCGGGTGAGGACGAGGCACGAAAAAACCTTTTCAAATTCATGCTTGAATTGAGCGATGATGACATCGCAGCACTCGACCGCTTAATGAAAAAAGCGATTGAGTTCACACAAAATAATAAAGAAAAAGACTGACAGTCTTTTCAACTGTCAGCCTCATGGGTGTACAGATACGCCACGAATTTATATATCCTCTTTAGGATGCGTTCGTTTTGTATCTTCCCGACTATTTCAACAATAGCCTCTTTGTAATTCAAGGGGAACACCCCCTTTCCGATTACAGTGTATCATATATTTCCATCATTGTGGAAATATCGAGGTTGATTTCCATAATCGTGGAAATCGTTCCTCCTGCTGCCGGAATCCCGCTGCAATGTGATACAATTATTTGTATTCGGATTCAAACAGGTCGGTGATTTTCACGCCTAATGCAATCGCTATCATTTCAAGCTGAAATAATGTCGGCGACACCTTACCGTTTTCGATGTTGTTTATCGTAGATTTTCCGATTCCGGATTTCTTCGATAACTCCATCAATGTGAACCCTTTTGAGGTTCTCATTTCCCAAACGAGAATTTTCATCCTGCACACCTCCTTTCTCAAGGAAAGTGTACAGAACGAAAAGTTATAGAAATGGAGGTGCGTTCATGAAATACGGTGTCCGGAAACCAAATGTCAAAAAAAGCATCAAGGCACGAACAACCGGAAAAGTCAAACGGCAGGTCAAAAAGGCGGTCAATCCCCTTTATGGTAAAAAGGGAATGGGAATCGTCAACGACCCGAAAAAGGCAGCATACAACGCAGTTTATAACAGAACGACCGTCGGTGTATCTGACCTTGTAAAAGAGGCAGCATCGACAACTCAAAAATCTGCTGCAAATGTTCCTCATGCCGTTCCGCAGAAAAAGGAATACTCCGACCGCATGTATAATGTTTGCGGAACACTCATGATTGTTCTCGGTGTTATCCTTGCACTTTTAGGATTGCTCCTGCTGCTTGCTGTTCCTGTTGGTGGAATCGTGGCTGTTGCCGTTGGTGTGATTTGCGTCATTATCGGTCGCAAATATAGAAAAATCGTCAAAGAACGTCATTTGAACGAATAGAAATGTAAATAAAAAAGAGCAGCCTCCACGCCAATGGAAACCGCTCTTTAGATAACATATACCTCCGTATAAGCACGGCGATAAAATGTCACCCCGCAAGTCTCATTTTATCATAAAACCGTGCTTGTGCATAGGTTTTATTTTTATACCTTTTTTTGAATGGAGTTGATAAAATGCGACGTAAAACAACCGCTCCTGTTGAGAAAATCCTGCTCCGTGTGGCAATCTATATCCGTGTTTCGACCGACAAGCAGGTCAAGGACGGAGATTCCATGCGTGACCAATTAGCAACAGGGCAAAAATACATAGACAGTCATGAGAATATGATTCTCGTTGACACATACATTGATGACGGAATCTCCGGACAGAAATTGAAACGAGACGACTTTCAACGCCTCATTGATGATGTCCGTGCAGGTAGAATTGACCTCATTATTTTCACCCGTCTTGACCGTTGGTTCAGAAACCTCCGTCATTATCTGAACACGCAGGACATTCTTGACAAGCACGGTGTTTCATGGACTGCCATTGAGCAGCCTTATTTTGACACCTCAACCCCTCACGGTCGTGCTTTCGTTAATAACTCAATGATATGGGCAGAACTTGAGGCTCAAAATGATTCCGACCGAATCCTCGGTGTGTTCGATGACAAGGTTGACAACGGGGAGGTTCTCTCCGGCTCAACTCCTCTCGGATATACGATTGTAAATAAACACCTTGTACCGGATGACGATGCTCCGACCGCCGTTGCTATCTTCCAATACTACCGCAAGACCGGAAACTTGAGCATGACACTCCGGTACATGGAGAGTGAGTTCGGACTTGTCCGTTCTGCTGCCAGTCTCAAAAATATGCTCACAAATACGAAATACATCGGTGAGTTTCGTGATAATAAAAATTATTGTCCTGCAATCATCGACCGTGACCTTTTCTTTGATGTGCAGAGACTTCTCAAAATCAACATCAAGAGCGGGAAAAAGCACGATTATATTTTCAGTGGTCTCGTTGTCTGCGATGACTGCGACCATATCATGAGCGGATGTCAGCAACGTGCAGGAGGTCGTGTCCGTTCCGACGGAACACGAATCGTATATAAATACAGTGTGTACCGCTGCCGACAGGGTGTGAACCTGCACCGCTGCCCGAACCGAAAACTTGTATTTGAGACAACCCTTGAAAAGATGCTCCTCGAACGCATCCGTCCGGAACTGGAAAACTATATTGCAGAATACGAGGTCGCAAATCTTCCGGCATTGCGTACTGATGCCAAACGCCGGAGTGTTGAGGGAAAAATGCAGAAATTGAAAGACCTATATTTGAACGACCTCATAACAATGGACGAGTTCAAACTTGATAGAGAAAAATTGCTGATGCAGCTTGAGAAAATAAATGCAGAGGATTCCCGACCCGTCAAGGATTTATCGTATTTGAAAAACTTTTTGAAAATGGATTTTGAAAGTGTGTATGATTCTTTGTCTATACCGGAGAGGCGTGAATTGTGGCGTTCCATTGTCAAGGAAATCCGTGTTGATCATGACAAAAACATTCATATTATTTTTTTATGATTGTTATACTACTAACTGAACCCCTCCGGTCGGTAGGTTCAATTTAGTAGTATGAAAATCTCTGTTATTTTTTACGTATTTTACGTATATTTTTATTGGCATTACGTAAAATACGTGTTATTATATACTTGTAAGGAGGAAACAATACAAATGAGATTTCGAGAAATTGAAAAAATAGTCCTCAATGACGGATGGGAGTTAGTAGATGTGAGAGGTTCACATCACCAATACAAACACCCAACCAAAACGGGAAAAGTTACAATCCCAAATCATCGAGGCGACATTCCTCAAAGGGTTGTCAACTCCATACTCAAACAGGCGGGTCTCAAATGAGACCTGCCACCCATTAAAGAAAGGAGCGTTATCATGAATTATATTTATCCTGCTGTTTTTTATCCGGAGGGCGACGGGAAATATTCAGTTATTTTCCCCGACCTCAATGATTTAGCAACTTACGGAGATAACCTTGCGGACGCTTTCGCAATGGCTCAAGAGGCTTGCGGTCAGTATTTATTCACATCCTTGCGTGATGGTGATGTTCTTCCCGCTCCGACCCCTCTTGATGCAGTTGAAAAGGACGAGGATGCAGCACTTGTCAATTTGATTTGTGTCAACCTCGACGAATACGCCCGTGCGTACAATGACAAAGCGGTCAAGAAAACTTTGAGTATTCCTGCATGGCTCAATACTGCATGTGAAAATTACGGTATCAACTATTCAAAAGTTTTGCAGGATGCGTTGATTGCCAAAATTCAAGCACGTTCATAAATCCATTATAGCACAAGGACGACACCCGTTTCCGGATGCCGTCCTCTTTTTTGTCTGTATGCTCTTATAACTGCTCGAATTGTACATGCTCCGATTCTCCGGAGAGGTAAAGGTCGCCGATTGTTCTGACCATCTTCTTTCCGTCCACAACATGAATCTCTTTCACATAATATGACTGTCCTCTGATAGCACGACCGCAGATGTTCTCATTGCCCCACGCTGCGGAACGTCTGATATTGAGTGAGCCGTCGCAAATGACCGTCACTTTCATTTTTCCCTGCGGGATGATGACTTTATCCTCCGGTTCGTCCTCTGTGTCCTGTGGCTCTGTATTTGCCCCATTCTCGCCCGTTTCCGGTTCAGACGGAGGATTTGTCGTCTCTGCATCGTTTGAGGCTGTTCCCCCGTTCTCTGCGTCCTCCTGCTGCCCTGCTGCATCCTCGTCACTCTCAAATGTTGTCATTTTCTCAACAGTTTCCGCATCGACTGTTCCGACCTTGTTTCCGTCCGCATCGTATGTGTTGACGCTGCCGTCCGGATTTGTCTGCAATGCTCCCTCCGGAACATTGTCCGTGAGTGAGCCGATGACGTTTCCGTTTTCATCCCACACAACAAAACTCTCGTCCTTTGCTGCTGCTTTCATTGCTCCCTCAATGGTCTTGTACTCTTTGCAGTCCTCTTTCTTGAACTCTGTTCCTTTGCCTAAATAGTATAACATGATTTTCCCTCCTATTTGCTCAAATATTTACTTGATGCATAACCGACGATATTCTTATAAACCACATACAACCATTTCACGCCGTTGCAATCGTTATAATATCCATAGCACTGGACTTTCTCGTCGTGATTCATCACTGCAAGGATTGATTTTCCTGTTCCTGCTCCCGCACGGAGATTCAATCCGGATGCAGTCACCTTGTATGTTCCTGCAAGGCTCTTGTTGAATCCGTGTGCAACATCAACCTTTGTGTTGCTCTTGACTGGTGTTGTGTTGGATGCTCCCGCTCCGGATGACTTTGCACCGTCTGTGAGGTTTGTTGCTGTGTGAGCACCATCATTCAACAGAATATCTCCCGCAAGCAAGTACGCATCTGATGTCAGATATTTGTTTTCTGTCAGTACCTCGAATCCTGCTGCCTTGAGTGCTGCTCGCAGGTTTCCGGTATAACATGCCGTACTCACCTTTTTCAGTGCGTCAATCCCCAGTCTGTAACCCGCACCCTTTACGATTGCAGCGACACCGGATGAACAGTCTGCCTCACATGCAACTGTAATCTGTGCAGGGTCGAAATTTGAATCTGCAAGATTCGTCCAAAATGTACCTCTGTGAGACTGACAATATCCGATTTTATTATTGACTGCTGCTGCCTTTGCCATGCTCGCAATCATCGCTCTCACTTTTGCGTTCGGGTGACGGAGAACGCATTTCCACGGTCTACTATACCAATTTATAACCTGCCACTCTGTACCTGTTTGGTCTCCGGCTTTTCCTCCGGAGTATCTTCCGTTTTCGTCATGTCCGCAATTTGAAATCATTTGTTTTCCTCCTTGTCAAAATCGTCTGCTTTGAATCCGCACAATTCCGGATTCTTTTCTTGTATCTTGTCATATATCATCAATCCCGCCACGATTAGAGGTGTACACCACCACATCACCGCAGCAGGAATTGAAATGATGAGTCCGGTCAACCTTGTTATGTGTTTCCCGAATTTTGCCTCGTCCGTGTCAGAATAGCAATCCCCGTATTCTCTCATTTCTTCCCGAATTTCTCTGTCTAAATCAAAAGAAATTTTCCAAAAATACAGATTTACCGCCACCCATACGATGACAGCGACGATTGCATATATCAGCACGATTGTGTGTGCGTTTCCGGTTGCGAAATCACATATCCTTTTCAACCGTTTCACCTGCCTCACCGCTCACAAGCGTCTGCATCGCTTTGTTGCTCTCAAGCATCTTTTTCATTCTCTCAAGTGCCTCGTCGACCATTATCGAAAAAGCCTCGAACGAAATCACTCTCGCAAGCCATGTGAACCGTGCGACGAACATATCATATACATATCGCAGTTTGATTTGACCTGTACCGCCTCCCAGTTCCTTTTCTGCTTTTGTGACTGCATAGAGCAGCCATTCTCTAACTTTGTTCAACTGCTTGTCTGACGGCATTTTCACGAAAACATATACTGCATATCCTCCCGCTGCACATACTGCAATCAGACCCACAATCACAAACCAATTCTCGACGATGTATTTCATCCTTGTACCTCCTCGTCATCCTGTTCCGGTTCGTCATTGTGTTGTATTTCTCCGTTTGACTTTGTTCCCTTGACCGTTTTCACGGACTTAATGAGTGCCATTGCACCGCCCTCGACTGATAGAAAACGGAATACATTCTCAATCAGTGTCGACGGTTCTGAACCCATCCGCAAAAACACAAATATCATCACGACTGTAAAGATAAATGCTGCAAGAATCAAAGTGAATACAACACGTTTCATGAACAGACCGGACACCTTTTTGTCATGTCTCTCTTTTCGCTCCCTTATCCGGTACATTCTTTTCAGATGCCGGATTCTGATGCGTCGTTCCTGTTCTGTCATTCTCATGTATTGCCTCTTTTCTGTGAGGTTGATTCTTGCCTGTTTCCTGCCCTCCTGTTATCGGTCGGAATGCTGTTCTCCGTCCAGTCTCTTGTGATAACTCTTGAGTGACTGTTCCACAATGACAACACGCTCTCTCAACTGTTTCATCTCCTCACGGTTCTCTCTTGATTCCCGTTTGATGTCCTTGATGTCGTCTGCGATGTTCTCAAGTTTCACAACCACCATTGTGTCATTTTCTGCTTGTCTCTCCGTTTCTTCCTGTGTGTCTTTTTTGTCGTTCCTCTGCTTTGAGCAGATTCCGAAAAAGATTGCGAATGCAACCGACACTCCGGAGATTAGCAAGGAAACCTCAATCGTCAACGGCGTTCTCCTTTCCGAACTCTGTCGCCTCGATGTCGTCGGTGTCGCAGTATTTCCGCATGTGATATTCGAGAACATCCATCTCCCTGTCTGTTTCCTCTACCTCCTGCCGGAGTTCCGCTCTGACCGCCTCCTCGATTTTCGACTGTTCAATGATTGTTTGCTGTTTTTTCACGATTGCCGATAGATTTTCCGTCACATCGCACAATCGTGATATTATTTCAAGCGGACTCATTCTGTATCACCGCCGGAGAATTTTTCTCCTGTGATATATTCATATTCATCCGCTGAAATACTGCCCTTTGCGACACGCTCGGAAATCTGTTCCTTTGTGAGAGTGCCTTTTTTGTACATTCTTTTGAGACTTTCAACAAGCATTTTCATACTAAATCAACCCCTCCTCAATCAACTGCTGTGTGTATTCGTCAATGACCGCATCTTTCTGAAACTGTGTCACTGATTCGACGATTCCGGATGTGTTCTCCTCAACGACTGACTTCATGAGTGCCATGTTCTCATATTCCTTGACTGTCATTTCTTTCTCGTCGTACTGCCATTCGGTTACTGTCTGCATCTTTCCGTCGCTGCCCTCAACCTCTCTTGTCACCTGTTCGATGTTCTTACGCAGGTAAACCGTTGACGGCGACGATGTCCTGTCGACCTCCTCCGGCTTGTCCGGCTGTGTTCCTGTCACCTTTTTCCAGTCTGTCATGTTCATTCTCCTTTCTGCTATGCTTTGAAACTATCCTCTTGAGTTTCTTGACGTTGATTTTTGGTTTGATGTAATCAATGTAATAGTTGTATGTGTCCGTGTGTTTGAACAATCCCATATATGACAACATCACCGATGCGTTATACCATGAGATTTTATCCTGCTTTGAGATATGGTTTGCCTTACGTCTCGCAGCCTCAATGTTTGATTTCCGGATGGTTGTCCGGTCATGGTGAAATTGAAATCCCATAAAATCAAGCATACGACCCTTTGTGACCTGCTTTCCGTCTTTATCAAGTACCGGATTCCCGCCTTTATCAAATACCGGATATTCAAATCTAAACACCTGCCAATCGCCTTTTATTTCAAGGTCGAGATTGTCATTCAGATATGTTTCGATTGCTGCATGTATTTTGTGCAGTTTCTTTTTGCTCTTTCCCAGTATCACCATGTCGTCCATATATCGCATGTAATGCTCTGCATGGAGTTTCTCCTTGATGTAATGGTCGAGTGCTTTCAAGTAAAAATTGCCGAACCATTGTGATGTGAAATATCCCAACGGAACGCCTTTTCGCATCTCCTCAATAATTTCTTTCAGTTCATCGAACATCGCTCCTGCGATGCCGATTTCCTGCAATATCTCCAACGCTCCGGAGATGTCGTCAAATGCTATGCATCCGACAAGCGTTTTCGTCTGCTCTGCATCTATCTCAACACCTGCATCCGTCAAAATCTTTGCAACGAGTGCTATTTTGTCATGTTCAATCAGTATGCAGAGTAATCTATAAAACCGTTTATCTCGAATTACCTCTTTGAGTTTCCTTTTGAGGATTCTCCGGTTTATGGATTCAAAGAAATGGTGAACATCCATCTTGAGAACAAAGAATTTCTTTCCGTCGTAGGAATCAAGCCATTTTCTCATGTACTTCTTTCCGTAATGAACACCCCTGTCCGGAATGCTCCCGCATGAAAATTCATACAATCCATTCATCACAATCGGTTTGAACTGACCTATTGCACAATGGTGAATGACCTGCTCATATTTGTAATGTGGTTTTAATATACGGCGTGTTTTCTTGCTGCTGCTCTCGTTGATGATGCTCGGTTTGTGATAGTCCGGAATGAACAACTCCTCTGTCAACATCTTTTTCAAGAGTTCTGTGTGTTCATCGAGGTTCTCTAATACCTCCCGCACATCATTCCTGTTCTTTTTCTTTTTGGATGCATTTATAAAACACTGTTTTATGTAGTCGTCTTGCAACATTGGTTCATATAGGTTGTTGTAACTTCTCATATAGTATTTTCTTATCTCCTATCGGTTTTTGTGCTTATGCTTACTCAACCGACCCTATATCCGGAATGATTTTCGCCTTGTGGCGTGGGATATAGGCTGCATTTGATTAAACGCTCCGATATGAGAAGAAATTGGACGCACCGACGTACCAGCCCGCAACGCCCGCAGAAGCGTTCAAACTCAAGCAATCCGCACCGCAGTTCTCGCCATTGTTACAGTTACCGCCGACAAGGGCGACCGCAGGGAGCAGGAACACCGCCCGACACCGCACCCTATATCCCTATATTCATTTTTCTAAACACGCCCCCCCCGCCTAACGGCGGGAATAGCGGAGGCGTTCCCCCTCCGTTCCTCCCCCTGCTGCTTACGCAGCGATAGGCTGTTCTAAGAAAACGGACGCACCGATGCCCCAGTACGCAACGCCCGCAGAAGCGTTCAAATCCAAGGAATCCGCACCGCAGAGCTCGCCATAGTTACAGTGACCGCCGACAAGGGCGACCGCATGAATTCCGGCGTTCCACCAAAAATAGTCACATGTGTATGTGCTACTGCTGCCACCTATTGAATTGACAATGCGTCCGAATCTGCTTGACTTTGTTCCTTTCTGATAACCGTTGCCGGATGATGTGAATGTGATTCCGACCGTTTCAAAGTCCTTTCCTGTCAGATTGTACGGTGGTGTCATCTTTGCAAGGATTTCACCGCCTACCATCAACAGACCGTTGATTCTATCCCAACGGTTGCCCCACGGTTTTTCCATGTAGAACACTTTGACCTCATGTGTTGTGTCGTTATATCCGAAAAACTGTCCTTTGTCCTTGAGTGTTCCGGTTGCAAGATGCCCGTAATTCTGTGATGCGTCGTTCACATATCCGGATGTCTGACCCTGTCCGAATGCAGTCTGTGAATTGTCTGTCTTTGACATAATCTTGAGCATACAATTCAACAGGTTTCGTTTGCTCCATGAGCCAATATTCCATCCCGCACCGTTTGCCTTTGCTCTTGCAATCTCTGTTGATGCGTTTGTGTTATACATAAGTGCCTGTCCTGCAAGTGAGCGGATGCGTGTTCCGTCATACGAACCGCCGAACATCGGGAAATAGAGTTTGTCCGCATGTGAACCGTCCTCTCTGACATATGCGTCATCGTTGTATGATTCATCGTACTGGACGTTTGAAATAATCATGTACTCATAGTTTCCGACTTCAAACTGTGAGAGCCAAATCTTGCCCTTGTCACCGCTGCCATCGAATACACTCATTGCATTTCCTCCGTATGCCGTGTTTGAGACATCGGATGCCGTTTTTCCGTCTGCTTTCTTTGTGTGGTCGTTCGGGTCGAGTTTATAATCTTCTGTACCGTCATATTTGACCATTGCCGGATAATTGTTCTTTACAAAAAAGACGTTTCCCCAGTCTCCAAAATCGAACCGTCCGGCAGAATAATTCATCGCAGCGGGTGTCATTCCCACCGCATCGAAAAGATATGCGCATCGTGTCGCCGGATTGCTGTCATTTTTGTTGATTTTCATTCCGTAACGCTTTACACCCTTTATTCTTACATCTTCCCCGACTGCTGCCAGTATAGCGTTTGTATTCGCATATGTGCGGTCGAGTGTGTCTTTGTCTGCTACTTTTACAATCAAGTCTCCACTTGCCATTTTTTACGCCTCCCTTATCGTCAAAATTCCATCCTCAACCGTGAGGACACATGATTTCTTTGTGACGGTGTCAACCATAGTGTTGAGACCGTTCACAATACCTTGACACGCTTTTGCTGCTGCACTCGCTGTCGACGCTGCATTGTTTGCCGTTGCTGCTGCACCGTTTGCACTGTTCGTCGCCTCTGTCATGTTCTTGCTGAAATTGTTCACGGTGTTCATATATCCCTGTGTCAATGTCAGTATTTCCTCATAACGGGCATTGTTGACGATAATCGGCAGGTCAAAGAATTTCTTTTTACCATCTCCCTGTCTGATTTGATAATGACCGGATGCATCAAGTTCAACTCCGATTTCTCTTTCCTTGAGAATCAGAGTGTCCTCAACCGCTTTCCAGTCTGCCGTTGTTCCGGTGCATGGTCTGATTGCTGCCATTGTTCAACCTCCTTTGCTCCGTGATTATGGAATATATCACACAATCACTCCTTTGTGTTCGTTTCGCCGTCTGTTTCCAGTATCGTGGAATTATACTGCTAATTGTCGGGAGGTCGGCGTTCCTCCGTCAAAATCAACACCCTCATTCGCATTTCTGACCTGTGGTGTTGCTCCATCAATGAAAATCGGTGTCACTGTTCGCAGATACGGTGTTTCGCCGTCACAATCAAGATACATACTCGAATATAAAGCCTCGGCACGGTTGAAATAGTCCTGCACACTCTCAAGGATTTTCTCTGCTGATGCAAGCAGTGAATTTTGAATCGTGTCATCAATATCCTTTTTGTCCTGCTCGACCTGTTTCTTTGCCTCTGCAACTGCTGTCTGCATCTGTGACACATCATGTCGAATCTGCGTCGCCGTGTTCAATGTCGCCTCAAGTTGCTCTTGATTCTGCAATGCATCCTCTGCCCGCTCTGTAACCTCTTTGCAGGCTGTTGTCGCCTTTTTGGATGCATCTGTTGCCTCATTCGTATTCTTGACCGCCTGTGAGGTGTCCTGCTGCCTCTGCTGCTCCTGTTGGATGCGGGTGTTCTCATTTTCCTGTCGCTTATTTTCTGCCGTCACCCTTGCCTGTTCCGCTTTCACTCTCGCATTCTCTGCGGTCACTCTTGCGGATTCCGCTTTCTTGACTGCTGCATCTGTGTCATCAATATTCTTGATGTGTCCTGCAATCCGGTTCTCAAGGTCTGTGAACTCATTCGCTGACAAGATAGCATTTTCATTCCTCTGTGTCGGTTCAATCTCCATTGTGAATGATGCGGATGTGATAACCTGTGAATCATCGCTTGTCCGGATTTCAATGTCGCAATACGCCGTTCCGGAGGCTGCAAGTGCTTGATTCGTCAATTCGGCTGTCACATCCGAACCGGAATATGAACATGTGTTATACACATGCTTTCCGTCCGGCTTTGTGATGTTGATGACCGCTCTCGCACCCGTCGGGATTGTGTACGGTTCACCGTTGTTGAGCAGTCTTGCGACAATGAATCGTGTTGCCTTGTCTCCCTGCTTTGCAGATACTAAATATCTTTTAGTGTCTCCGGACATTTCAAGATTGATGTTCGTTGTCAGTTTCGTCAATGCTGCCATGCTCTCACCTCCTCTCGGTG